GAAAGAGTTGCTGTTTTATTAAAAGATAAAAATTATATTAAAGCCAATCCAAGTACTAATAGATTAGTTGAAGATACTCTTGAATCAGCTTATAGAATTATTGAGAAGATGGATAAAACTCCAGCAGGATTGTTAAGAGCAAGACAAAAATTTGATAAATTAATAAATAAACAATTGTCAGATTCTTTGTTTGACCCTGCGGTTATGAATCCAACAAATGATGCTGCTAATGCTGTTCGTAAAGCAATTAATGATTTAGTAAGCTCACGAGTTTCAAGTACAAATGTTAAAGTTAAACAAAGTTTAGCTGACCAACACAAATTATGGAACGCACAAAATATTTTAGATGTAAAAGCAGCCAAAGAATCAAGCAATAGAATTGTACAAATATGGCAAAACATTAATCCTATAGTAGATGTTCAATTAGCAGTAAACAGAACTGCGGCTGTTACAACTGGAATGGGAGCTTTTGGAGCTGCTCAAATATTTGCATTACCTATTGCAGGAACAATAGTTGCTGGTGCAGGAATTTGGGGTTTAACACAAGGCGTCCTTTCAATAAGCGGTAAACGAGCATTAGCATCAACTTTGTCAGCTATTGATAAAGCACTTAGTCTATCTAATAATAAAAAAATGATTAGACAATTAAGATTAGATCGGGCATACATTGCAGATTTAATGAAACAACCACTTACAAAAGAAGATGAATCTTTCGCAGTAAATTAACTCGTACAAAGGACTATTAACTAGGAGATATATGCACGAAGACCCACAAAGAAATCAAGCAATGATGTCGCAATTTATGGACAATTATCCTCGTAGAAGTTTTCGCATCGACCCCGAAACTGATGACTATGCTTATGATATGCAAAATATGATGGTGGGGGTGGGGGATAATAAATCCCTTTCTGATGTTAAATACCAAACATATAAATGGGAAATAGACCCAGAAACCATAGCAGATTATCAAAGACACTTAGATCACTCTGGACACAATATTGACCCTGTAGAAGTAGAACAAGATATTTACGATCAAGTCTTGGAAGAGGCAGAAATAAAAAAGGCTGAAGAAATAGCGGCAGCAGGTAAGGCATATTGGGATGCTGTATTAGCAGGTGCTATAGAGTTTTTAGGTGGTGGTGGAATGCTAAAGTCAGATGAGCAAAACAAACAGTCAGATGATAAGTTAATCGCCCTGGCCCAACAACAAGCAGATGCCATTACATCATTAGCTAATGCCCAGACAAGTACGGATGTCGCAAAGGATTTAGAAGAGGAAACTACAAAGAAAGACTCTGGTGGTAGAAGGACACCTGTGAAGATGGAAAATCTCAGAGGTGAAAAACCAGGGTACAGTATGGCAGAGGGATCAAACTTCTGGAGTGTCAATGAAAAAGACCCTTACTGGCAGACCAAAGAGGGTCATAAAGAGGCTATGAATTTATATGGCACAAAACCTAGTTGGGTTAAAGAGCCTAGTCTGGAGTACAATCCTAAAACTGGAGAGTATGATCCTATAGAAAAAGAAGAGTTTGTTGAGATTAAACCTAAGAAAAGAATAAGTTTGTAATGGGAATGATGACTACTGATGAGCAAGAAACCAGAGATGCTTTGTTAAAAGCAGGGTTTGACCCTGATGATATATCAGCACTTATGGGAAACATTGCCGTTGAAACTGGAAATACATTTAGTCACACTCAGTTGCAAAAAGGTGGGGGTGGTGGATATGGTCTATTCCAATTCACAGGCAGCCATAAAGATGATTACTTCGATTGGATAAAAGCCAATAAAATTCCAGATAGCAAGTTCAGTCAAGCTAAATTTGTCTATGATAATATTTATGCTAAAGGGGGATATGGCAGAGAATTAGGGTGGAGAGATAGGGGTCTATTACAGAGTGCGTTTGATGATCCTATACCCACACCTATGGCCCTCTCACCAGGGGGTAGAGAGAGAGTTCCAGTTAGTCATAAAACTAAAGTATTTGCCGATGTCTATGAGAAGGCAGGAATACCCCACATGAGTCGTAGACTAAAAAAAGCACACGAATATGAGGGGATGTTATAGATGTGGTCGCTTAATCTGTTGTTGCATATCTACAGTCAAGTCTCCATTAATAGCAAATAACTTAATCATTGCCGATCTTGATATACCCAGCTTGTCTGCTTTAGCATCTATCAAGGCCAAATCCCTTTCATCGACCTTGATATTAATTTGATGCACTACTTTACCCTTTGCCACTCTCCACTCCTGTAATTAGAATACACTAATTATACATTCAAGCAACTTAGATGTTCTGTTAAAGTTTGCAAACTCCATCCTCGCAATCATCGTCATTTTTCGTAATGACATACTCTTCAGTTCTATTGGATTTGATCACAGTTGGAAACTTCTTGACTGATGAAAAATGTTCTAGTAGTTCTTGGAAACTTCTTTTCTGCGTTCGCTGCATATAACTATCATAGGACTTCTTATAGTCCATTCCCCTATTAGATGCTCTCTGGGCATAATCTTCTGATAAAAACTCACACATTTCCAATTTTCCTACAGTCATTCCATTCTCCTATTTCATGTATTTCAAGTTCAATAAAAGGCTTGTCGCTATATCTCTTACTGGCGAATATCTCAACGACCTGTCGATCATCTATATATAAAACACCATTCAAAGAATCTAGAATAGCCTTCTGGTAATTATCAAGGTCTGCATTGTTATCGCAGAAACCTCTATTCTTTTCTTTCCTTTTCTTCTTGGACCAGGACTTCGGCATCCCGATATGAAACACTACAGAGACAGATACTGACTTTTCAAAGGGTGTCGTATCTAACTCACTTGTAAGTGCTTTCATTTCTTTTCGGAATTTAGTGTACCTTTTAGGATAGTATGTAGACCATCTGGAAACTCTTGGTCTGGATGCAGGTATGGGGGTTATATCAAATGTAATCCTCATACTGCTCACTTCTTAAAAGGTCGATCTCTCTAATTGCTATAGCTAGGAATAGTCTTATTTGTGTATCTCTTTCACCATCACCTTCTCTAGCAATCTCAATAGCATCTCGAACATTTTCCGAGATAATGTCTAGTTTATCTAACCTCTGCTGATTGAGTCCTGTTGCCATTGCTGCCATATATCGCTAATTGATAATCTTCACCTCTGGGTAGTCTTATATTCCAATCCCCAGAACCTTCAAACATATCTTCAATTTCGTACAGGTAGTCAACAAATTGCATGACATTCAAGTCTCTTGTTGAGGGAATTTGAATGATCTCTTTCCCTTTTTTGGTTGTGAATTCTATTTTATCTAAGAACCGATCTGCCAGAATAAGGTGCATTTGAGTTTTTGTATATCCCACCTCTTCTGCTATGATTGAAACCCAAGACCAATAAAGTCTGTTTTGAGCGTTTGATCTTTTAGGTTTGCCTTTCTCTATGGAAACTGTCGCTATGTCTTCATCTGGATTGTTTCCAAAGAACTCTTTCACAAGTGATCTAAAAATAATTTCTTTAGGTTTATCTTTAGAAATAACCCTGTGTATCATTGTACTCCACTCCTCGTTTCTTTGTTTCCTTTTTTTTATTAATAATTATTCTAGGATGCCACAACACGCTATGACGAACTGCGTGTTGTAGTTTGTTTCTGATGGGATGTGGTTTCTTATGACTCACTTACACCAATCCCTCTTCCATAATGGTCGAGGTTCGACTCTTACAGTCCTAACCATGATGCTATGATAAGCACAATGACTATTCCTACAAAAATAGACATACTTCGATTTTTCTTAATCAACTGCATGAATGTTTCCATAGTTACTCCTTATTTAGACAAATCGTCTTTTATATCGTCATCAAGCAATCGCCAGATAATTAGCGTTGCGATTAAACCAACCAAACCTGCTGAACCAAGTTCCTGCACTATTCCAATTATCGTACCAATTACATTACCACCCAAAAAAGGTACTGAATGACCAAACACAACCTGAAGAACGATTGCAAGTGAGATCAACTTAATACCTACAGATATAGATGCGTCAGCACCTTTCATAATTTTATCTAACATGTTACTCTCCTTCTCTAGTTATAACGGAATAGGACATAACCCTTTCGGTCTTGGCAACACTAATTGCAGTACCAGACAATGCCTGTCTAATAAAAAATGCTATGCCCTATTCGATTACAACTATTTCATCTGGTGGTAACCAACCTGCACATCCATCAGACTCCGCAGGTTCACAATTAAGTTGATTTGTTATTATTCCTTTTTGTACAGATGTTGGAAACTCACTACACCCTGTTAATAGAATTACAAGTGCTATTGCAATAACCAGATAAGTTGAAATAGTTAATAACATAACCCAAGTAAAATATTTTCTCATAGTTTGATACTCCATTTTAGAGTTGGATTATACCATTTCGAGTCATTATTCTTTGGGTATTTATTACTGCTCTATACATTTCCAATTCAAGAAACTCTCTCTCAATAGGTGGGTCTAGTTGTTTTCTGCCATCATAAATATCGTGGCAGTTTAAACATAAATACGCACCATGTATTGGAAGACTTTTAATTCCCATACCTGCACCATTTAGGTGGGCGAAAACTACTGTCTCGTTCTCTGGCATACAACCATCCAACCTTAATTGGCAGGATTGCCCTTTAGCGGACTTCGTATATTTATCCACTCTTATTAGATAAGTCATATATATCTACCTCCATATCTGAAAACTTAGAAAATTGACCATCAAACTGACATTTTACATAACCAATCTGGCCCATTCTGTTTTTTGCGACAATTAATTCTGCTAATCCTTTGTCTGGGGAATCCTCTGGATGGTAATATTCGTCTCTATAAACCATTAAAATAATGTCACTATCCTGTTCGATTTCACCTGACGATCGCAAATCGGACATATAAGGTCTTTTATTCTCTCTGGACTCTACCCCCCTACTCAATTGAGATAATAGTATTATGGGTATCTGAAGCTCTTTAGAAAGATACTTTAATTCCCTGGTAATGCTGCCTAACTCAGAAATTTCTCTACCTTTATCATACTTCATAATCTGTAAGTAATCTATTAGAATAAGATCAATCTTGTTTTCACTATTTGCCTGTCTAGACCTAGCGACTATATCCTTTATTGATAGTCCACCTTTATCCACTATGGTGAGATTCTGATTACCTGTTTTAGATAACTGTTCATAGAATATTAACTCTTCCGACTCACTCATCTGACCTCTATCGATCTTCGACAGGGGTATAGATGTTCTAGAGGATACAATCTTTAGCATAAGTTGTACTTGAGACATCTCAAGAGAGAAAAACAATACATTCTTGGACTCAGATACATGATCTGCAATATTGAGGGCGAGTGTAGATTTTCCCATAGAGGGTCTACCTGCAATAACTGTTAATGTATGTGTTTTGAAACCAGATAATAAGGCATCCAATGAATCGAATCCAGAAGATAAACCAAAACCACTTTCATTTGGATTTTCCAGGTAGTCTATTGTTTTACCAACGATTGAAAAAACACTATTAGCATTCTGGGAATCCATTTCCAACTCAAGAGACTGAATCTGAGAGACTGTTTCTTGATAGTTGTCATAGTTGATTTCTTTTTTAAGATCGTCTATCTGATTTTTAATTCTACTTTCCCGAATGTGTTTTGCATATGCTTCTATATTGGCAGTTCCTGTTGAACTTTCACTTAGCAATGCTAAAAACTGGAAGTCAACTGCCCACGATCTACTTTTAGGTTGTTCATCTGAATCAATATAATCTCTGACAGTCAGTATATCAACTGGTATTTTCTTTCTAACCATATCTAGTACACAATTAAAGATATAGCATAGTTTCTCATTACTAAAATCATCACCAGTTAGTCTGGTTGCCAAGACTCTGTCAACGCAAGGGTCTAGCAGCAACCCTCCAACGACCGATCTTTCTGAATCTATTGAGTTATATTTCATAGTTTTTCCCTTTTGATACAATAGTTTTCCAAACTCCACCTGAGCGTTTTAGAAACTTTGTTCCTTTGGGAAATCTCTCAACATCTTTCATCGTCATTAGATGGGTTGATGATAATCCCCAAGAGTCTATTATCGCTCTCATCTTTGCATCTATTGAGTTATATTTCATGGTTTTTTCCTCATTTTAGGTAAGACTTACCCCTTGCTAACTTCTTTTAGGGGTCTTAAATCGAATCCTCGCTAACCTTTTTTAGACGATTTATCGGAATTATGTACATTTCTGGACTTTTGCCGAAACTTCTCACAGGATATTCCTTTGCAAATTCTTGCGTTACGAGGTATGTATCTGGATAAATTCTCTCACCATCGGTGTTAGTGTAGGTGATATCAATTAGGCAGGGTGGTCGATAAGTTGCCACACCTATCGATCTTGTTTTCCAGATTGGTACTTTTATATTATAAGTCTTCATCTTCTTCGTCCTCTCTTTCGGCATCACAATGCTCTTTACATTCCATACAAATATCACTATAAATTATTCCTGCACCACAACAACTACTAACATATCCGTGTTCCATATAATCACTTGGGTAATCCATACTCATTTTTTCCTCCAGTTAAATTCCTCACCATAAGGTGTAGACATTTTAGGTTTAGTTCCAAACATTTCCCATCTGCGTTGATTAATAAATGTCTGGAAGTGTGGTATGTATCTCAGGTCTTCATAGTCAAGATACAATTGATTTAGTGTAGGCAAAACTTCTCGCCAATCTTTGTGTTTCTTGATAAAGTTATCCATCTCGGTAAGTAACCCTCTCTTTTTACCTT